GGCTGGGCCGGGATCGGCACGGGATCACCTCGTTTCGATCACGACCGACTCGACCGCCCGCTCGACCTCGAGGCCCGGGATCCGCGGTGCGGCCTTCACCGGCTCCGCGACGCCGGCCTCGACGAGCGTCTTCGCCAGCCCGGCCGTCGCCTGGATCACCTCGCCGCGGCGGTAGCCGCGGTAGTTCCTGGTCAGGCGGAGGGGCTCGGTCTGCATGGGGCCTCCGGATACGGGGCGGCCCGGGGGCTGGCATCCCTGCCGGCCCCCGGGCCTGGTTTGCACTCACGCGGTCAGGTTCAGGACGCAGCCTTCGCCAGCCGGCCGACGAACTCGGGGGCGTGGTTCGCCACGCCGAACCGGGTGTTCGCGACGTAGAGGACCTGGCGGTTCCGCATCAGGATCTCGCGGCCGGCCTCGATCTCCAGGCCGCCGTCCTTCACGCCGACAGCCGAAGCCATCATGAAATCGCCGTACAGGGCGAGCGTCGTCGAGGGCAGGCCCTTGACGAGGTACACCGGGGCACCGAAGACAGTCGGCACGATCCGCCCGCCGCCCACGGTCGTGGTCGTCTGCTGGGCCGACCAGAGCTTCATGAGGTCCACCCAGCCGGCCTTCGACACCACCCACGAGGCGGTGCCCATCACGGTCTCGTCCACCTTGCCGACGACGTCGGCAAGATTGTTGAGGGTCGTCGCGGCGTTGGCCGCCACGGTGATGGTGTTCCCGCCGGCCACGGCGGCCGCGAGGCCGGTGATCGACGGACTGGAAGCGTTGCCGCCCAGCCAGACCGCGTCGAACTTCTGGGCGTAGGCCAGGGCGAACCGCTCGGCCACGAGGCCGGCGACGTCGATCGGGCTGTCCTCGAGGAGGGCCCGCGAGACGGCGCACGAGGCCCGCATCTCGTAGAGCGTCAGGTCCGCGATGCTCGTCGCCAGATCCTGATCCGTGGTCGCCGTCCCTTCGGCCACGAACGACGCGGTCGCGTCGCCAACCTTCGGGAACGAGATCTTCGCCCCGCGCGGGGTGACGACGGTCGCGAGCTGGAGGGCGACCGAGCTGTACTGGAGCCGGTTCACGATCGCCGCGAACAGCTCGCCGATGACGTACTCGGCCCCCTTCGCGTCGTAGGTGCTGCTCGTCTCGCCCATCGCCCGGACCTCGCCGGTGAAGAGCTGGCGGAGGTAGCCGCCGACCAGAGCCGCGGCCTTGACCGAGGAGAACGCCCGGACGCCGGAGCGGATGTCCGACCGGGGCGCCGGCTCGTCGGCCTTCGGCTCATCGCCGCGGGGCTCGGAGTCGCTGGTCCGGACGGCCCGCAGCGCGGCGAGCTTGTCGTCGAGGGCCCGCTCGCCCTTCGCCTCGGCTGCGATCTCGCCGGCCCGGTTCGACAGGGCGGCGAGCCGCTCCTCGATCCGCTTCTTGTCGGCGTCGTCGGCCGGGGTCACGGAACGGAGATCGTTGATCTCGTTCTCGATGGCGACGGTTTCGTCCTGGAGTCGAGCGAGCTTGGGGCTGGGCATGGTTCGCGTCCTTGCGTGCGGGGTGTTCGGGCCGACGCTCGCGAGAATGCCAGCCGGCACCACCCCCGGAAAAGTTTCGGCTGTCCTACGGTAGGACGATTTCAGGGACGGCACTTGCCGCCGGCGCACTTCCCCGCCTTACAGGTGCAGGCCGGCGAGCATTCGCATGGGATCTCGATCCGGCCGTCGGGCTTGATCTTGCCGTTCGTGCATCCGCACCGGCATCCGGTCGGCTTCGGCTTCGGGCCGGGGGCCGGGGGCGGAGCCGGGGGCGCCGGCGGCGCGGCGTCCACCGCGAGGCTCGCCCGGGCGGCGGCCACCGCGGCGGCGGCCTTCGGGGCCTCCGCGTCGATCGCGGCCGGGTCAGCCGAGAGCCAGACAAGCCACGCGAGGAACGCGTTCCAGATTCCAGAAAACATCACCACCCCCTGCCATGCTCGAGGACCTGGTGCCCGTCGTCACCGACGCGGGCCCGGACGGTCTGGTACTCGGCCGCGTCGGCCGGCGGTCCGTCGGCCACGAGCGCCACCCAGAGGAACGTCTTCGCGAGACGCGCGATCACCCGCAGGACGGGCCGGTCGGGCTGGGGCGAGAACGGGCTCGGGATGAACGGTGCCGGCGAGAACGGCCCACGGGCAGGGGCCGAGAACCAGAACAGAAGCAGAACCGCGGCCGCCGCGTAGATCGCATGCCGCTTCGTGAACGTGACGGTCATCGGCCAGCCTCCGGCGCGGGGGTCATCCAGTTCCCGTGGTGCAGGTCGCGCCAGCCGAAGCCGGCGATCGACCCGACCGCGAACGAGTCCTCCTGGGCGAGCATCCGCTCGACGACACGCCGCTCGACCCAGAACGATCCGTCGGGCATGTCTGCCGGCCACTTCGGGCCGGTGATCCAATTCGGCCCCCAGGAATTCAGGCAGAGGAGAGCGTCGGACGGCGAGCCGTTCCGCTGGTAGCGGACGGCCACGAAGCACATCTCGTGCGCCCACTGGCCGGAAGCCGCGGCGTAGCCGTGGGCGTTGCGGGTGTTCGTGAATCCCTGCATCGAGGCGACCGGGATCGGAAAGCCGGCCTCGACCGCGGAGGCGGCCTCGTCCCAGGTCGTCACGAGGGCGATATGGGTCGCCGGGTGCCGCTTCGCGACGCCGTCCAGCCGGCCGCCGTCGCCCTTGCCGCCGCAGCCGTAGGCGCCCCACTGCTTCGCCCGGTCGGCGGAGTAGGCCCGGAGGTCGAGGTCGCCGATCTGCTCGCGGTAGACGACGCCCCAGTCGCGGACCCAGCGGGCCGCGGCCGCGCCGTAGGAGCCGTCGCTCCAGCCGCCGACGGGGGCGGCGCCGTCGCCCGACTTGCCCCGGGCCTCGACGCGCGAGCCGCCGTAGATCGCCTCGGTGGATGGGAACGGGGGCGGGTTCGCGAGCCGGCCGGTTTCCCAGTCGACGCACTGGGCGACGTAGATCCCGTGGGCCCAGCCCCACGAAACACAGTCGCCGATGCCCTGCCGCTCGACGATCCACGGCCGGCTGTAGAGGGCCTGGTGGGCCTTGTAGGCCGGGCGGTACAGGAACGTGTCCTTCCCCTGGGCCTTCGCCACGGTCTCGGCCCCGGCCCGGGCGAACGTCGGCTCCGGCAGCTCGGCGAGGAACTCGCGAACGCCGGCGGGGTCCGGCCGCCAGCCGAACCGGCCGTCGCCCTCGTCGATCCAGCCGGCCGGCCGGGGGCCGCCCGTCAGGCTCGCGACGACCGCCGCAAAGGCCAGACCGAGAAGCAGGGAGACGGCGAGGAGCCGAAGCCTATCGGGCCGCATCGGTCGCCTCCCGGCCGATGTCGCGGAGGGCCGAGACCCACTTCGCCCGCTGCTCCGGTGTCACCGGGCCGCCGGCGGTCCCGACCTGCTCCTCGAGGTAGACGCGGATCGCGTCTCGGGCCGCCGGCTGGCGGGCTCCGATCGACACGCCCCGGCATCGCAGCTCGCGGGCCCGCTGCCGCAGGTCGTCGAACGCGACGCCGCTCTTCAGGGACGGCTCGGCCTGCCGGCCGTCCCATTCGATCTCGTCGGCCAGCTCGGAGCAGAGGCCGCCGATCGTGGCCGCGTCCTCCGACGCCGTCGGCCCCTTGAACAGGCCGCGCAGGTGCAGCCCCGCCGGGGCCGGGGCCGGGGCCGGGGGCGGCGGCGCCGCCTCGTCGCGGCCGGCCGAGAACCAGACCATCGCGGCGCCGATCACCAGGCCACTGGCGAGCAGGTGCCGCGGCTGGAGCGTTGCCGCGGCGGCCTTCTGCCGGACGGCCTCGCGGATCGCCTTCAGGTGTTCGGGGCTCGCGAACAGCAGAGCGGCGGCGGCGAGTAGGAGCGCGGTGATCATCACGACCTCACGAGTTTCAGGATCTGCTCCATCGCCCCGGCGGAGATCGCCAGGACGAGCGACCGGACGGCCGGGCGGACGAGGATCCAGAGCGGCCAGACGGCCGTCGGGATCGCCTTGTCGGCCACGAGGTCGAACAGGTTCGCGGCCGCGGCCAGGACGACCGCCCGCTTCTCCTCGCCCGACAGGCCCTGGACCGTGTCGAGCGTGGTGACGCACAGCCGCAGGAGCGAGACGAGCAGCTCGCCGAACTCCTGCCAGGTCAGGCCGTCGGCGGCCGACGACTTCGCCGCTGCCATGAACGCGGCGAGCTGGGCCGCGAGGGTGTCGAACGGGGCCGCCGCGGCGGCGGGGGCGTTGGTGTCGGTCATCGGCTGCGCCTCCAGATTGAATCCGCAGGGACGACCTGCCGGCACCGGGCGCGGCAGGACTGGCACTCGACGTACTGGACCTGGCGGTCGCCGGCCCGCTTCGACGAATCGACGCGGGCCCGACCGCCGCACCGCGTGCACTTAGCCGGCATGGATCCGCATCCTCGCGACGGCGGCGGCCGCTGCGGCCCGGGCACCGGCGAGGCTCGACACGCGGACGCCGCGGGTCTCCTCTGGCTCCGGCACGGTCTCGGGCTTGTCGTCGATCCAGATGTCGGGCGAGAGGCCGGCGTCGGCTGCGGCCGACCGCTTTCGTCGGTCCGGCCCGGCGAGCACGACGCCGGCCAAGTCGCCAAAATGCCCCCCGAACGCGAGCCGCAGTTCCTCGCGGTTCTTCTCCGTGTCCTCGCGCCGGGTCACGCAGCAGACGCGGTTTCCGCGGGCGAGGGCCTCGGTCATGAAACTCCGCCAGAGGCCGGGGGCGGCCGTGAACGTCTGGTCGAAGTCGATCGAGATCAGCAGCCCCGGGGCGGAGCCGGGGGCGGCCGCGGCGGCGCGGGCGGATCGCCAGAGGTCGAGGGACCGGGCCGAGAGAGCCGACGACGGGTAGGCCGCGCGGGTGACCGGCGACAGATCGTAGAGGCCCGACGCCTCGTTGATCGTCCTCGTGACGTTGCCGCGGCCGTCCTCGTCCCAGCTCTCTCCCTTCTCGTTCACGGTGAACGCGAACGACGAGCCGAAGATCGTTTTCGAGCGGATCAGCGTCAGGACCTCGGCGGCCGTCGGAGTCGCGACCGGATCGGCCTCATAGGCCAGGCCCTTGTCGGTCTTCTCGATCCGGAGCGTGCCGTTCGTGGTCCTCGCGAGAATCTTGGAGTCGTCGTGGTTGAAGAGCAGCGGGACGTCGAGCCGCTTCTTCGCCAGAACCTTGTCGAACGCCGTCGGCGCGAACTTCTCGCGGAAGCCGCCCAGGTCCGAGGAGAGCGAGTCCCACGGCGGCGCGATGCCGCGGATCTTCGGTGCCTCGCCGTCCCGCTGTTCGACCGTCAGTTCCCCGCCTTCGGCGATCGGGAGGTAGCGGCGTTCAGGTTGCATCGTTCTGGCCTCCTGGCTGGGCGGGGTTGGTGCCGTCGACCATCTGCGACGCGAGGGCCTCGGTGATCGTCGGGAAGGCCGCGGTGATCAGGGCGACGGCCGCGTCCTTGTCGATCGTGCCGGCGGCGATCTGGTTCAGGACATCGAGGAGCGCCGCGACCTGGGCGCCGTTGAGGGCGGTCGAGGCCAGGGCCGCGCCGGAGGCTGCGGCCGCGAGCGGGTCGGTCTCCGAGTCCACGGTCGTGTCGACCGGCGTGTCGTCTGCCGGCGTGTCGTCGGTCGGATCGCTCGCCGGCGGATCGCCCCCGGCGGCCCCGGCCTGGGCGGCGGCCGCCGCGGCCAGCGTCGAGAACCCGAGTTGCACGAACGTCTCGTTCGCGGCCGGGTCCTCGAGGAGCGGCAGATCCTCGCGGTCGCGGATCTCGTTCGGCGTGATCGCCCCCATGTTCCAGAGCGTTTGGTAGAGCGAAGACCGGGCCGCGGTGTCGCCGCGGAGGAGCCCGCGGTTGTCGAGCTTCGCGTAGACGTCCTCGCCGTAGACCGGCTGGAGGAGCATGTCGACCGGGCCCTCCATCCGCTTCTGCCAGGGCAACAGGCACCAGACCTGGGCGGAGAGATGCTCCTGCTCGACGGTCGAATACTTCGCCATCCGGGCGTCGCCGAGGAGCGTCGAGGGAACGCCCCAGCAGCGGCAGACGTCGGGGAGGATCGCGTCCCTCAACTCTTGGAACTGGTTCGCCTCCATGCTGTTCGACTCGATCGGGACGAGCTTGGTCTTCTTCGGCAGGACGGCCGCGCTGCCGCGGTTCGCGGCGCCGCCGTAGAGCGTCCGGATCTGCTCGCGGAGGGCC